CCAGCATCCCGAACTTCGACGAGGCGGTAAACGCCGCAAACGAAGACCTGTTCAACATCGGCCCGGATGGTAAGGTTTACGGGGTGAAAAATCCCGCACTTCTTCAGTACATCCGTTCTCAGCCTAACTCATTCGCCGCACTCGCGCAACACGGTCTAACAAAACTCGCACCAAACAAAATTAAACAAGGCGTACAGCAGAACACGCAGGCCGCACTAAAGGCGCTCGGAACCAAGCCAAAAGGCCCGACTCAACCGGCCGGGACTCAGGCAATGGGAGAACCAGACGAACTCGATTGGGAGACTCCCGCCGACCGCCGCGATGCAATCCTGAAGAAACGCGGCCTTATCGCGTAATGCGGAACGCCATAAGAAGGAGAATTAAAACATGGCTTTGATTCAGTTTACCGGAGGCGTAAACAACGCTCACCGCGTCCAGCGATGGGCGATGGAACTCTGGCATACCCATCAGCGGGAAAAGTTCTTCGAGGGCGACGGCCTTTATGGGAAAGGGGCTAACAACGTCGTTCAAGAAAAGCTCGATTTCACCAAAAAAGCGGGCTACCAGATGACCGAAGGGCTCATCATGCCGTTTGACAGCGCCGGCGTAATCGAGGATGAACTGCTCGAAGAGAACGAGGAGGCCCCGGACTTCCATTCGATGACCTGGACGATCAGTCAACTCCGAAATGCCGGTCGTTTTGCCGGTGAGGAAACGCAGCAGGCCGTTGAATACAATCTCCCGATGGAGATTAAGGACGGCCTCGGTACATGGATGAGCCTGAAGCGGGACCAGCACATCATCGACCAACTCGGTTCCAGTCCGACCAAGATCATCTACGTCAACGACCGGGCCGGGACATCGACGGTGGTTTCGACCGACCTTATGACTCTGGCGACCATCAGCAAGGCGCACGCCTACGCCAGTTCAATCGCTGATCCCCTGATTCCTCCGATCAAGGTCAGCAAAGCCGGAGCGAAGACCGTTTATCGGTACTTCTTCCTGATGCACAACAATGTCGCCTATGACCTGCGGGTTAACGATTCGACCTACGCGCAGGCTTCGCGTGAGGCCGGTGTCCGTGGCACAGACAACGCCCTGTTCTCCGGTTCACTTCTGGATTGGTACGGGTCTATCCTGTACGAAAATCAGGGGCTTCCGCTGTTTACCGGATGGGGGGCTGCGAGCGATGTCTACGGCGCGGAGAGCTACCTCATGGGTCGTCAGGCAGTCATCTCCGGTATCGGCGGGTACAAGATGCAGTCGAATAAAAACGGCTACCTCAAGATGGTCGAGAAACGTTTCGACTATGAGAATCAGTTTGGTGTCGCCATCGGCATTATCAAAGGCGAGGCCAAGGCCGTTTACAACAGCAAGGATTTCTCGGTCGTCGCGGTGCGTTCGGCCAGGACGAATCTTTCCTAACCTTGAGTGAAGGGAGAACAACATGAGCGGAGATACGAAGGGATCTCGGGAGGCTCAGTCGTCCAGTGACGCCGAGCTTGCAAACGAGATAAACATGATGTCGCGGGTCAACATTCAGGCATGGGCCGAAACACCCGGAAACCTTGACGCGCTTAAGGCGAAAGGCGGCAATGCGCTTGCGACCTTCACGCGCAAATGGGAAAAATTCGGGCTTGAACCCAAGATGCTGAAGGTGTTGACTGAAGACCAACCGACCGACCAGCCAACGAACAAGGCACCGGCTTTTATCTCGCAGCAGGCAGCGAGTGTTCCGCCGCCGGCACCGGAAAGCATGGACATTGTCTATCTGACGCAGGCCGAATACAGCATGGGAACGGAGTTTAACACGCTTCGAACCCGGCTGATCCAAGACCCGATGGTTCATTCCGAGAGCCACACCGGGCCGTGGGTCGAGGTTTGCGTCGGGCGCGACCCTGAAACACGAAAAATGCGGGTTGTGCGCCTACCGGCAAAGCTCGTTCCGATCCTCCCCGAGCAGGTTATCCACTATCGGGGGTCTGTTATTATGGACAAGCAAGCCGTAAGGAAAGAAGACGTCGTTATTGGCGGCAAGCGGCATGGTTACATCTTCGACAGGTTCTACGAATACAACGGTAAGAAATACGCCCGTTGTTGCCTTGTTGATGACCGTGTGCATCAGGCCGGGTTAATCTATCAAAAGGTCATCAATCCCAAGACTAGGCGGGCGGAAGCCCGGTTGAAGCGTATCCCTGGCGGGGGAGATGATCCGGCCTATCAGGTGATCGGCGCGAAGGAACAGGATTACCGGGATCTGAAGCGTTTGTATGAGCGTTACTTTCTCGGTTCAAATGATCGCGGAATGGACGATCCGGCTTTGGGGAAACTCATTGACGAGTACATCCCGGAGCGCAGCAGTCTTTCGCTCTAAAAGAAGGAGACAAAAGGAAAATGGCCGACATCGACTTGACCGGGGCATCTACCAATCTGGTTGTCCTGGATAACCCGTTGAAGGCTGACGGTGTAAACATGGGCGACCTAATGAAGGCCGTCTACAACTTGACTGAGGCAGTCTATGCGCTGTGCAACAACCTGGATACCGACGCCGGGACACATGGCACGGACTATCTGGCGACGATCGGCACGCCGTTGAACAAAGCCCTGCTCAATTTGCTTCCAAAACCGAGCGGCAACACGACCGCCGCGTAAAGGCAAGAAGGAGAACAACTGAAATGAAAAAGATTTTTGCAGTACTTATCGCCGCGCTGATGGTCTTCGGATTCGCTGTTGCGGATTCGAATGCGGCCATGCGCCATTTCGAAGCTAAAGTCTTCAAGATGTCGAATGACCTTAACAACCTTGTAGAGATTTCCGACACTGTGACCTACAAGGTGCTTCAGGCAAGTTCCGACAGTTCGGAAACGATCTACTCGGACGCCAACCGTACCGCCATGACCAACCCGGTTGCGGCCTCCGTTTTCACGACCAAGGACCGCGTTGACTTCTGGTGCGATCCTACGGCTACCGACGATCTTTCAATCGATCTGATCGTTGTTGACCAGAACGGAGGTTTCACGGCTTTTCTGGAAGACTTCAAGCCGACGACCCATAGCATCGTGATCGACGAGCGGCCGAATATCCGGCACACCGGCGTTATTTGGACCGAGCCTGCCGCGCAGTACACGGTCTATGACGGCGTTAAGTTCCTGGCTGATACCGCCGTTCACAACGTCAAGCTCGAAGTTGTAACGGTCCTTGCTTCTCAAACCATGGACATCGGCATGACGACCGACGCTGATGGCTTCCTGAATGAAGCAAGCCTCACCACGGCCACGGTCATTGATCCGATGAGCCCGACCTACACTGCCGTTGGGACTTACGCCTACATCTCTACCGCTACCGTAGTGGGTGAACTTTTGGGAAAATCTTTGGCGGGTATTCCTAACACAAGCACCATTCCTTCGGTCGCATTTTTCGAGGGCGTTCATACGATCCGGGACCACACTGTAACATCGGCCGGTTCTTTGGTTTACGCAGCCGGTAGTGTGTATGGGTCTGCTCCGAAGGGGTATATTGTGTACGAGTTTACCCGATACCGCTAAGCGCGAGAAAGAAGGATTTGCATGGCTGTTCTCTTGACGGCAATCCTTGTGCCCTTCATGGTTTTATCCAGTAGGATAATCCATGAGGGGCATCAATACGCGCTTGCAATTGCCCTAATGCCGATAGCGGCCTCATCTTTGCGGATGGGGCCGCTACGCGCATTTTGTTACATGGTGACGGCATACGTGACGGTAGACTTCGTTCTGGCAATCATGCGGATTGGAAGTTGGGGTGTCGCGCATACATCCCTTGGGGCTGTTGTTTTCATTGCGACCGGAGCCGTAGCCTATTCAGTTGTTTCAAAGTCTGAAATCAAAAAAGAGATTTTCTACAATGTTTTATGCGTGATGGCGATTGTACAAGCAGCTTTTGCAATCTTTCAAATGTCAGGGATCGATCTTTTTTTAGCCGGGTATGAACTTATCATGCCGGTTGTGAGACTTCTTTCTCCGACCGACCCGATAGGAACCTTGGGGAACCCTAATTTTCTATCGGCTTACATAGCCTTTAGCCTGCCGTTTTTTTTGCGGCCTGGCTGGAAGTGGTTCATCTTCCCGTTGCTTGCCGTTGTCGTGGCCTGTAAGACTTCAGGTGCGGCCTTTGCCATCGCGTGCGGGGTTGCATATCTGTTTCTTGATAAGCCACGCCATAGGGTATATGTCGCAGCCGGGGCGTTGGTTTTCGCAGCGGCCTACATTTACATGGACGCTGAAACCGTGTTCAATTCCGAACGGTGGATGATTTGGTATAACGCGCTTGAGAAGATCGTTTCAAGTCCTACAAGGATTGTCTTCGGTCATGGACTCGGCGCAGCGACAGGGTATTCGGCTCCCCTTCACAATGAATGGTTGCAACTTGTTTTTCATTTTGGTATTATTGGTTTAGCGTTGGCCGGATGGTTTTTCGTCCAGATAGAATCTGGCGACAGGATGCTGAAGGCTTCATCGGTAATAATCGCGGTAAATTGCCTCGCAAATTATCCTATCCATCTTGCACCATCCGCCATCGTGATCGTCATCATTTTCGGGCTTCTTGAGCGCGACAAATTGGAGATCATGAAATACAAAGAAGTAACCGATTTTGTTCAAAACGGTGAAATACCATGGCGGAAGATGAGCGTCGTTTCATAGCAAATTATTTATCTCCGTTCAACCAATATTTGCGCGAATTTGGCGTAAATGACTGGCAAGACCCACGCCATTATTACGACTACGTTGCGGCTT